CACCGGGCGTCTCTGCGACGAGCAGGGCGTCGGAGTCCCCGACGATGATCGTGCCGGCGTCCAGCCCCCTGGAGGGCACGAACGTCAGCGGCCCGACCTGCCCCGTGGCGACGTTCGTGAACTGCGCGGTCGCCGTCGAGGTGAGGCCGAAGATGTACCAGTAGCGGTCCGGTGCCATGTACACCGTGTCCGCCATCCGGCCCGAGTTCGCGTAGACGGCACCGCCGCCTGCGCCGACTGCGGTCATGAACGTCGCGAAGTCCGGCGTCCCGGCCAGCTTCGACCCGATCCCGTGCGCGAAACCGGAGTCGGTGATGACCTTGGCCGCGTCACGCTCGGTCTTCAGAGCGTAGTCGGCTGCCGCCAACTGGAACCACAGGTCCAGAGCGCTGGGGGTGGACCAGTTAACCGCCTGCCACGACAAATCGCCTCCGCCGAGATACACGGTCGCGTTCGTCGTCAGCATGTCGATGATCATCTTCTGGTTGCCGGCCTCGGTCTTCTCCGAGGACTGCACGTCCACGACGGGACGCTGGGTGACCTTCGGGTAGGTCAACTGACCGCGCTCGAGGTCCGACCGAGACGCCGAAGCGACGATGGGCCGCGAGGTGTCGATGACCTGGAAGATCTGTGCGATGTGCTGCGGAGGCTGGATGCCCTCCACGTCGGACGAGAGCGTGTTCGCGGGAGTCCTGACCTTGAGAAGCTCGAGGCGCTCCCTCGCCTTCAACTGAGCGTCACGACCGCCAGCAAGCTGGACGATCTTCGCGCACTCCTCGGAGCCGCGGGTCAGGATCATGTCGCGGGCGTAGGCAGCGAACGTGCGGTAGACGATCCCGTCCCCGTCCGTCTCGACTCCGTCCTCGACGCCGGCCAGCGCCTGCCGGATCTTGACCGCGTTCGCCTCGGCCTCCTTGGCCGATGCGATGTCCTCGGTCAACTGGGCGTACTCCGCCCGGACTTCCGCGAGGCGCTCGCGGTACTTCATGACGTGTTCCTGCTCGACCTCGGTCATCGTCTTGTCCTCGCGGGACTCGATCGACTCGGTCAGAGAGGCCCACTTGGCGGAGATCAGGTTGTCCTCGTCGACAAGACGGGCCACCCGCGTCTCCAGCGGTGTGGTCAACACTGCGTTGCCCACTTTGGCACCTCCGTATGACTTGAAGTTGACGTTCCTACGCAGCGGGTGCCGATGCGCGGGGGTGCCGACTGCCGTCGGGGTGCCCGTCTTGTCTCGGGGTGCGCCGAATGGTTGTTGCAGAGCATAGAGCGACTAGCTGCCAGAGTTGAACGAGTTGAGGAGCTTCTCGAACGAGGCCTTTGCCGCATCGCGCTGGGCCTGGGTCGCATTGGTCGGCTGCCCCGCGCCGAGACGCGAGAGCGCGTTCCGGATCGCGTTGACGTTGATCGTGCCGCTCCCCGGCTCCTTGTACGGGAGGTGGCACATGTTCTTCGACTTCGGCCTGCCGGCGGGGTTCAGGTCGATCATCGACGCCGAGCAGTATGCGTCTGCCGTGTCCCAGCGGGATGGGCTGCCGTCCCAGGCTGCTTCGGTGTAGGACCGGACGAGCAACTGCTCGGTCGCCTCGGGCAACGCGATCCCGAGTTCGGCCATCCGCGCGAGCAGCGCCTGGTCGGGCGGAGGCGGCAAGAGCTCCTCGTCGATCGTGACGACCTCCTCCTGGCGCATCGCCAAGACCTGGGCACCGTCGTAGGCGGGGTTCGGCGTGAGCAGCACCGAGTCGAGGTTGGCCTTCTTGCGCTGGATCACACCCTCGCGGGTGCGGATGTTGCGGACCTCGTAGAACTCCGCGGAGACGCCCGTGTAGACGCCGTCACGAACGAGCTCGCGGGCCGTCTCCGCCTCAGGCGTGTTGTGCATCTTGAACCGCCCGTGGTAGCCGTCCTCGCGACCCTTGAGCGACTGGCCGTGGCCGACCACGCCGAGCAGTCCCGGCTTGCGCTCGCCCGTGTTCGGGTCGACCGCGTCGTGGCCGGAACCGGCCCGCAGGTAGATCCGGTTGGCCGCGTTCTCCTGATGGGCGAACACACCCGGCAGGAACTCCTCCTGATAGGGAGTGAAGTCCGGAGGGTCCGCGACCGTCGCCCTCTCTCCGAACGGGACGATCCGCACGTCGATCGTGCGGTCGTCGGCCATGGAGGCCTCGAAGCCGAACGTGCGGACGAGAACCTCGCGTCCGCCCCGCTCCACGGAGGCCTCCTCCACCACTTCGGTCATCGGTTCCCTCCTATGACGGTGAGGCTCGTTGCCCCACTTCTTTGCGCTGGCGAAGCCTGGGCCGTTGCCGGCGCTTCGGACTGTTGGTCTGTGGCGGTTGCTGCCGCCTGCGGGTCGTCTTCCGAGGTTGGGAACGGCCCAGTCTCTGCTGCGTTCGTCGCGTAGAGCGGGAGCAGCGTGTCGGCGGCGTCGAACCAGACCCACTGCCCCGCCGGCAGCGCCTGGGCGGTGAGAGCGTCAGCGAATCCTTTGCTGGTCGGACGAAGCTCGAAGCGCCACCACTGCTCCCCGAGCGCAGCTGGATTTTGGTATGTGAGGCTGGAACTGCCGCGGCCACCGCCGATGGTCATGTTGATCAGGACGGCTGGCACTCCGAAGGCAGTCGCGAGCGCGAGCGCGTTGAAGTCCTGCGTCTCGAGCAGGGCCATGTCCTTCGGGCTCCAGCCGAGCGTCTTGAAGTCGAGCTCGAATGGCAGGACGGGCGGAGCGCCTCCGCGCTGCTGCGTCCGCTGCGCCCACTGGGCCTGTAGGTCCTCAGCCTGCTTCTTGTCGATGCTGCGGTTCTGGTCGACGACCTTCAGCACCGCCTTCGGCACTCCGCCCTCGTTCACGTCGAGCGCCGAGTTGCCAGCGGCGAGCAAGCCCCAGGCCATCTGGGCGTAGGAGCGGATCGCGCTCGTCCCGTGCGCGGCGTAGTCGTCGCCGCAGTCACGATCGATCTGGATCACGTCCAGCGGATTCAGGACCGTCCCGCCGATGCGGTACTCGCGCCGCCCGGTCTGGTTGTTCCACATCGGCTCGCAGCGCGCTGCGGGAATGCGCGTGAACGTGCGCGGGTAGCCCGTGCCGGCGTAGCGCGAGGTGACGTAGAGCAGCGCCCAGCCCCAGCCGTAGTAGTCGCGGATCAGGCCTTTCATCAGGCTGCCGATCCCGTTCGGGTACTGGATCGGGTCCGGATTGGACACCCATTGCGGCTCGGTCGCGTTGGCGACGTTCGGTGCCTCGAAGCGCAGCGGCATCGAGACGATCTGCTGCGCGTTCATCTGCATGCAGCGGTTGGCGATCCAGACCCGGTCGGCCAGCAGGCCGTTCCCCGGCCAGAACATCTTCCCCGCATCGCTCAGACCCTGCTCGGCCCAGAAGGCGGGGATCTGGGAGTTCCAGAGGGACATGTTGGTCCCCTCGAGCGGGTCGACTCGGCTGAGAATCGGCCCAGCGACCGAGCGGCCCGCGCTCGCTACGCGCTCAAGCAGACTCATCGCTCACCTCGGTGATCTCTACGCCGTTGCCGTCCGGCGTCGTCGTCTCGCGGTAGATCGGCACCGACTCCCCAACCACTCCGCGCGCGGCGCGGGCGGCGTCTTCGGGCCGCGTGTGGCTCTCGCCTGAGGCGACCTCCTCGCCGTTTCCAGCCATGCCGCGCCAGCGCCACTCGTCCGCGCTGTCCCGGTAGACCACCACCCGCACGATGTTCGTCGCCTCGCTCATCAGTAGATCACCAGTTCCTTCCGGTTCGCGATGTCCCGATCGATGGCTGACCAGCGGGCCAGTGAGACGCAGATCAGCGGGCCCGGGTCGGTCTTCGACTTCGACCGCGACCAAGCCCAGCGGTCAACGAGCGGGCGGGTGCGCGCACCGCGCACAGCGTTGGTCAACTCCTCCTGGCCGATGTGGACGACCTCGTCCTCCTCGACCGCGTTGGCGAACTGCTCGCAGGCGTCCGCGAACTCCCCGGTCTTCAGCCGCCGCACCTTCAGCCCGGTCTGCTCTTCGACCGCGTTGGCGAGCGCGTTGCCCGGACCGAACCCGTCGCAGATGATCTCGACCACCTCATGGCGCTCGCAGCGATCGGACAGGTACGCCGGCAGCCACTTGGTCCCGGTCTGGCACTTGACCACCTCGACGTGGAACCGACGCTGTCCGTTCAGACCACACGCCGCCACCGTCGTCCGCCGGCCTGGCGAGACGTCGAAGGCGAAGCAGACCGGATCCTGCACGACCGACTCGACCTCCTCGGCGTCCGTCCACTTCTCCATGGAGATCTCCGAGTTGCCGACCAGATCGGTGTCCGGGTAGTCGCCCACACCGAGGAGCTCGATGCAGAACTGCCGCCACCCCAGCGACTTCAACTCCTTCGCCATGTGGTCGACGCGGATCCGGCCCCGGGCCATCGCCCAGTTGACCAGCTTCCACTGCTCGGGATCGTGGGCGACGTCCTCGGGCACCTCTTCGGGCGTCTCGTAGTCGAGCGAGTACTCGAAGTAGACGAGGTCGTCGTCGTCGGCCAGCCCGCGCTCGCGCACCCGCGTCCAGACGATCGCGTGTTCGTGGATCTCCTTGTCCGGCGCGTTCCCCGAGTAGACGACCATCGGGCCGCGCTCAGCTGTCGAGGCGCGCAGGGTCGGCACCATCGCGCCGTGCGCCCACTCGGACAGGATCTGCGCCTCGTCGAGCACCAGGAGCGCGACGTCGTCAAAGCCCTTCATCCCCGACTTCGTGCGCGTCCGGAACTCGAT